ATCCTATACCCTAAATGGTATTCGTTGTCAAGTTAATTAGTCATATGCCCCCAGCTGTGGTAAGTAATGCCAGAACTTTAATCCAGCCACCACTGTTAATGATAAACCTAACCACGCCGGGTCAAGGTGTACCGTCATTATAATTCCTAAGAACATTAAAGCGAAACAAAGTGCGAAACTAATCGCAATCAATACAGCGTGCATTAGTTATACCTCACTTGACTATCTATCCGCTGTTCGTGGTCCTGTCGTTCGCTCATCTTTTTAGCGAGCTTAACAACCGTCGGCCCGTGCTTATCTAAAAAAGATTTATAGTTTAAGTTCTTATAATCTTTTATTAGTTCTTTTATATATTTGCTCATTAGTTATCCTTTCTTTTAGTTATGGGATATTATGCCATAATAGATAAAAGCTGTCAAGTCTTATTATTGGTGGTGGTCTAATTGTTTGCATACCATTAGAGATATACGCGGTCCGCTGATTTCCAAACTTTATTTTAGGGGAGGGTGGGCCCAGAGTTCACGAGCACAACCTATAGTTGAACCCATTTTGGTCGTAGTGTCTCATAATTTCTTTGACACAATATGTAGGGTCAGCACTAGATGTTGTGTCAATCACTTTATAGTTGAAAATAAATTTATTTATTTAATTATTAATTTGACATAAGTCCCACAAAACCCTATATTAATAATAAGATAAGAAAGTATAAAAACTAACCAAGGAAAAAAATGAGCACAAAAACAAACACAAGTACTACAAGTCTTCATTTAATTAAGTCAATTGAAGATTCATCAAAAACATCTAGTTTATATGGCATATTATTAGAGTTAAAAGATATGCAGTTACATATCGTTAACAGAATAATTGACATAGAAAAACAAATCGCGGAGGTTCAAGATGTCAAATCTAGCTAACATTAATTTAGAAGAGAACCTTTATGAAGATTATAAAGGGGACCTAGAAAAAAAATACTTCGGCGGCATTAATCAAGTTGGTGAGCCGTGGTTTAAAAAAACTACTTCTGAAATAGAAGCGGAAGCAGAAAAAAAGGTTAAAGAATTTATGGACCGGAACTCTTAAGAGTTCCGGGCTTAATAGTTAAACAGATAGAAAGGGTAAATAATATGAGAACTAGTGCACAAAGAAAAAGCGAGACCTGCAATGAGCAGCTGGAGCGGATGGTTAAGAGCTATGCTTTAGATATCACCGAAGGAAAACCAGGAACAGCATATGAGTATATGGAAGATGTATACGATATAGAATGGATCACGAACCAAGACCACACTTACAAAGCAGCGCGGCTGCTGGTAGCAGGAAACGGTCCTAACATATGGGTGAATCTACGAACCAACACGGTCGACGGCTATTGGGGATCTCACAAAGCTAGCTGCTGCGGGTCTGACAAAGTTAGTTGGGGATTCGTTGACAACATCGGGCTAGATGAATACCTTCAAGAAATTCATAGTGACAGATAAAAATTTTCAATCAGATATAGAAGCGGTCCATAATGAATGGTGCCGTGAGAACGGTTACCCGATTCGCAAGCGAGTGAGCAGGCGGGTGGGTGGGCCCACGAGCAACAAGCAGGCAAGCGAGCTCAACGCGGACAACTCAGCGCGGTTCGTTGAGGGCGCAAGGTCTCGAGTGGTTAAGCGTTTGACGGAGCGTTGATCAACACTCGTTGAATGTGTTCCCAATCGTTGATGGCGAGGGAAGGTGTTTCGCGATGATCGGTCAGAAGACCGTGGATCGATTTACTCCCGTATAATTTAACCAGCTTAAGGGAAGGCTGGTTCACAAGGATAAAGTTACGTTTTTTCCTGGTTAAGTGAAACAATTTTTGATGTGGACTGAACGATATTTTAGGTGACCTAATCACCTTAAGTTCTACCATAAAGAATCCACAAGAATCGTGGTATCCCAATAGATCTGGCACACCAAAGGATGCCCAGGACTCTAGTCTGGTCCACTGAATTAGAGGTGTTTTCTTCTTAACTAATTGCCAAAATTTTGACTCTGGTTTCACTCAATTTCTATACAATATCCGTTAGATTAATGTAACTAAAAACGTAAGTTATTTTGCATAATGGACCTTTATTTGATATAAAAGCGTAACTATGAAGACAGTTACACCTAGAAAAATGGGACGACCACCTGCTCTCACAATGAGACAAAAGAAATTTGCTGAATTATATGTATTTGATAGAGGTAAAAAGACTCAAACACAATGTGCATTTGAAGCTGGATATAAAAATAGAGCGTCCGCAACTGGATCAGATTTAACTAACAATAGAAAATATCCCTTGGTTTGTGCATACATAAACCAATTAGAAAAAGAACAAGAGAGAAGATTTAGAACTAGTAAATCAATTCATATGCAGGATTTAGGTAAGATTAAAAATGTATCTATGGAGCAGCCTTCTACATACTCTGTTGCTCAAAGAGCAGAAGAGAATAGAGGTAAAGTTATGGGCTACTATAAAAATGAAAACATAAATACCAATGTAAACATTGAGATAGATGGGATGTCCAAAGAAGATTTAGTTAAAGAATTTGATAGCTTCTATAAAGAGAAGATGAAGGATATTACTCCTGTCAAAAAATCAATAAAATCAGAAGATAAAGATTAATCTTTTTTTCTAGTTATAAAATTCCAAATAGCTCTTATAAGCCTTAGTATTTGGTTATATATTTTTTTAATCATTTTTTACCTTGTGGGTTAGGGCCTCTTACGGGTGGTATCTCTTTCCATTTTACGTTAGGCATATTTTTTGTTAATGTAGGGTTATATATCCTGTTGTATTCCTTCTTATAAGTTTCAGTAGGAATCCTAGATCTTCCATCATAACTAAATTTTTTATTTTTGTTCATTTATTTTCTCCATCTTGATTATACACCCTTTTGGTATTATATTTCTATCAGAAAATACTTCTTCCTTCTCGTCGTAGGAAGCAAAAGTTTTGATAAATTTCTTGTCTTTGTAGTATAAATAGCCTTGGGTAATCATTACAGCGCATTCAAACTTATCAAATTCTTCTTTGGTAGCGTGCCCCGCATCACCTGTTATATCAAACCATCTAATGGTATAAAAATAATACTTATTCTTATTTATAATTGCGTGTCTATATTTAGATTTTTTAGGACGTCTCATAAGTACCTTATACTGTATAGGGAGATTTTTGGGCAAAAAAGTTTTCTAAAATAAAAAAAAAGTCGCGCGCGTCGAGTAGAGTACTGTGCCACCTGTGCCACGGTAAAAAATTCTCTTGGAACAGTTACTATTTGCTTATATCAACACTTATAGTCTAAAAACGTAAGCTGTGCCACTGTGCCACCGACTTTTTCTTGATGGAAAAAAAAACTAATGCCCTCAATTCTCCACTTACATTGGCACACTATCTCTCCTTAATTCCCATTTTTGTCAGAAATGTGATGCTTGACACATTTGTGCCACAATTGATTATCTTTTTAACTCCTGGTCCCTCTAAATCTAGGGTTGCGTGAGGCTTCCAATTTTTACAAATCAGATTTAGTTCTAAAATCAGATTCGACCATTGCTTCTGCGTTATGTTTTCGCTCGTTATAGTTACCTTTTTCATAATCTATACATAATTTACCCTCTAGATGATCCAGTTCGTGCTGTATGCACCTGGCCGCTAGATTGTAAAATGTTTTCTTTTGCTCCTTTCCTTCTTCGTCTTTGTACTTTAGAATGATTCTAAGGTCTCTTCTAACTTCTCCTGTTTTACCTGGAGCTGAAAGACAACCTTCATTATCACATAATGTTTCATTAGATTTCTTAACAATTTCCGGATTAAAAAAAACTTGAGGTTTATCTCCTGCTCTGGATGTATCCATCACAAACATTCTTTTTGTATACCCAATTTGAACAGCAGCTAATCCTATGCCGTGATGCTGATACATAGCTTTATGCATAAATTTAATAAGTCTACTTGTTTTATCATCTAATGGAAAAGTAACGTCTTTACTTACTTCTCTTAATAAAGGGTCAGGATATTTGACCAATTCTATATACATAGGTGCCTCCTAGTCTCCCAGTTGACACCTATTCGCGCGTTATCCATTATGGATTCCATTAACTCTGTTTATATGTAGGAGATTTAAATATTTTTAAACTCTCCGCTTTTAATACTATTCTTTTTGGTTCTGGTGAGTTGATAAGTTTTGTTTCTTGTAACTCAACTCTTCTTACAGCTTCCAAATGTCCGTCCATTGTTTCAATATAGATAGGGCAATCAGATATGATTGTGCCTTTCTCATTGTTAGTGAACTTTCCTAGTATCTGTTGAAAATCTCTGATTCTCATTCATCCTCCTTGCTATTATTTTTATTAATTCGTACCATTTACGTCCCCACATTTCTCTTACATCACCACTCGTCTTCCAATAAGTGTTAGCTATATTATCCAACCTTTTTTGATCTTGTTTTATAATACTCATCTACCCTCCTTAAAAAGTTATGCATATGTGTTTGGAACTCATTACCTTCAATAACAAACTCTTGATAATAATTATCCTTACTACACATCATAATCACACCCTTTGTAATTTTTGTGTTGAACAATATATTATGGCCCATTGCGTAAGCTGCTAACTGAAGACAATAATCTCCAATCCATTCCTTACGTTTTGGTTTATTAGTTTGCTTGAAGTCTATGATGGCATCCTGTCCTTTGTGGATCCCTACTAAATCTGTTTGACCTGCGTATAATCCTGGGTAATACAAAGTACATTCCGTTCCGTAATATTCTGTAACATTACATAATCCTCTTTGTATAATTTGTACTGCCATATTGTGGGCTTGTTTACCTACACTGGTTTCATCTAAATAACCTTCTTCTAATACATACTTCTCTAATATTTTGTGCATTGCTGTGCCTCTAGTGGCTGCCTCATTCACGATCCGCGCTGCACTGTCCTCTCCTACCTTAATACGCCAATTGGCTAGCGATTCGCTCTTCTCGGCTGGCTGTGTGATGTCCAGGATAGTTGTAACACTCGGTAATTTTTCTTTATCAAATACATAGTGTCGTTTACCTTCTATCTTCTCTCGTTGAGTCTTTGGGTACTTATAACAATTATTTCTTTTCATTCTTTATCCCTTCATACACGTGTTGTTTTAAATCTTTATCGGTTCTTATAATAGTTAATGCGTCCACACCGTTATAAGCTTTTACTACAGGACTCT